GAGACCTACCAGGTCCGCACGCACGACAAGGCCACCTGCCAGGCCTGAACCCGAAAGGAGACGCCGACCATGCGACTGACACGAATCGACTTCGAAGGCAAACCAGGCCACTACGCCACCGCCCAACGCCGGGCGGCATCGGGTACCGCCCCGAACGTCGTGGTCGTCACCATCCTCACGCCCGACATGCCCGACGGGCGCGAGCACCACGTCACCGCCGACTGCCAGGAAGACGTGTGGTCGATGGCCGAGTGCCTGCAGCACCACCTCGACGGTTGCCGGGGCACCAACAGCATGATCCACGACTACTACCGCGAGCTGCTTCGGCTCAGCGATCTCTAACCGCAAGGAGCATTCGCCATGGCAACGCACAACAACACAGAGCGAATGATGGACGCCTTCAAGCGAGCGCAGGCCGACATCGCCAGCCTCGCCGACTGGATCGAGTGCGAGTTGGAAAAGTACGAGGACGACGACGAGGTCTCGTGGGCGTCGGTGGGTTCCTTGGAGCACGTCCGCGAGAACCTGATCGAGACGCTGGCGTTCTTCTCCGGCGTCGAGCAGAGCGAGATCAAACGCAGCCTCGACGAGCTGCACATGTAGCCCGGCAACCGAAGGAGAACACCCATGCCACGCGAAACCATGGACCAGACGCTCGAGCGGATCGCCCGGGAGGAACTGGAGATCACCACGCTCGAATCGCGTCACAACGACGAAGAGGACTTCCACACCTTGGCGGTGTGGGAAATCGAAACCGTCATGGAGCGGGCCTACCAGGCCGGCTTCGAAGCCGCGAGCCAAGCTCGCAGAGGAGCATGAACCATGAAGAAGGCAGACGTACAGACTGGCGCGACCTACCTCGTGAAAGTCGCGGGCAACCTGGTCCCGGTGAAGATCACCCGCGAGCACGACAACGGCGGCTGGGAGGGCCGGTCGGTCAAGACCGGCAAGACCATCCGCATCAAGAGCCCGCAGCGCCTTCGAAAGTGCCTCGACGATGCGGCCCCCGTGGCGGCGAAGGCCGAGGAGGCGACCAAGGAAGCCGCCGACGCGCCCCAGCGCGACACGGGCGAACCTGTCGCGACCGGTGGCCAACGTGGCGACGACGAAGCCAAGCCGATGAGCCTGCTCGACGCGGCGGCGCACCTGCTGAGTCTGGGCACCGGCGACCCGATGCGGTGCAAGGACATCGTCGACCTCGCCGTCGCTCGTGGCCTGTGGACGCCGGGCGAGGGCAAGACGCCGTCGAACACCCTCTACGCCTCCATCCTGCGCGAAATCAAGACCAAGGGCGAAGCCAGCCGCTTCGTCAAGACCGAACGCGGTAAGTTCGCCTTGGTCAACAAGAACTGACCGCCACGTCATACCTGCACCTCGCAGGCAACCCCGGCCTCGGTCGGGGTTGTCTCAGTCACGGCCGCGCTCCGCTCCGCCTTCCGTCCCGTGAACTTCTCCCACCGCTCGACGATCACGTCGCAGTAGGCCTGGTCGAGCTCCATCAAGAACGCGCGGCGATCGGTCTGTTCGCAGCCGATCAGCGTCGATCCGGAGCCGCCGAACAGGTCGAGCACGTTCTCGCCCGGTTTGGACGAATACTGAATCGAGCGGACGGCCAGTTCGACGGGCTTCTCGGTCAGGTGGACCATCGCCTGCGGGTTGACCTTCTTGACGTGCCAGAGGTCGGTGGCATTGTTGGGGCCGTAGTAGTGGTGGCCCGCACCTTCCTTCCAGCCGTAGAAGCAGATCTCGAACGCGCCCATGAAGTCCTTGCGGGTCAGGACCGGGTGCTGCTTGTCCCACACGATGCCCTGGCTGAAGTACAGTCCGGCCTTCTTGAGCGGCGCGGGGTAGTTGCCGAGGTTGGCGTAGCCGCCCCAGACGTAGAACGAGGCCCCAGGCTTCATGACGCGCGAGGCGTTGCCAAACCAGGCCAGGAGCATCTGATCGAACGCCTCGTCGGTGACGAAGTCGTTCTCCAGCGGTCGGTCCTTGGCACGCATCTTCTTGCGGGCCTTCTTCGGGTCGGTCACGCCGCGTGCCTGGTCGAAGCCCTGGTGGTGGAGTTGGGCCTTCTTGTTCTGGAAGCTCGACAGCCCGGCGGCGATGGCGGTGCTGCTGCGCGGTTCGACCTTGACGTTGTAAGGCGGATCGCATGCCAGAAGGTCGATGCGTTCGCCGTCCAGGAGCCGGTCCAGGTCCTCGACGCTGCCGCTGTCGCCGCACAGGAGCCGGTGATTGCCGAGCACCCAGATGTCGCCGCGCTGTGTGATCGGATCGTCGGGCGGTTCGGGAATCGAGTCCGGATCGGTCAGCCCTTCGGTCACGCCCTGGGCGCTGCTCAGCAGCTTGCCCAGTTCCTCCTCGTCGAAGGCGAGGACGTCCATGTCGAATCCGCCCTCGCGCAGCTCGTTGAGCTCGATGGGCAGAATCTCCAGGTCCCACTCGGCCAGTTCGCCGGTCTTGTTGTCGCTGATTCGGTAGGCCCGCGCCTGTTCCGGCGTCAGGTCGGTGGCCACGTGAACCGGCACCTTGGCCAGGCCGAGCTTCTGCGCCGCCTTCCAGCGCGTGTGGCCGACGATGATCACGCCGTCGGGGTCCACGACGATCGGCTGGCGGAAGCCGAATTCGGCGAGGCTGGCCGCGACGGCGTCGACGGCCTGATCGTTGATACGCGGGTTCCGCTCATACGGGCGGACGTCGTCGATCTTCCGCAGCTCGACGGCGAACTTCTGCGTGGTTACATCCTTGGTAGCGGTCATGAAAGCACCTCCATGTGCCTTGGGGTTATGCGCCGACAATTCGGCGCGTTCTTGAAAAACTCTGTCTCCACAGCCGACGCGTTCCCGTGCCATCTTTCAGGCCGGGCCAGTGGAGTACCTATTCGCCATCCTTCCGACCTTGCCCAGCTCGACACTTCGCCGCCTGGTCGCACGGTTGGCGACCCGGGCGGTCGTGACCCGAAGCGCACGCGGAACGCGAACACGTGCCAACGTGGGGCGTCAGGGCTCTGCCGTGACGACTGTCCGGTCGTCGGGGATCGAACCGGCCGCACCAGTCGATGGCCATCACCCGAGGCCACTGGCCGAAGTGACGGAATGTCTCGCCGTCACGATCGGTGAGCATTTCGCCCAGGCGAGGCGGCTCGGCCCGGCACTCGCCTTCCTTCATCTCTTCCCAGTCCTTGAAGACCTCCGACGCGGTCTGCGTCTCGTCGAGCTGAAAGAAGCGGCAGTTTCTGCAGCGCAGTGGATTCATAACGTGGGTCCTTTCCTGCTGGCGGGGAGAAAACCTCCGAAATCCCCTCGGGTCCTCACGCGTACGCGCGGACGCTTCGTGAATACGTGGGACAGAGAGAGAGGTTTTCTTCTGTTATTCTCTCTAACCTCTTGCTGGGCCGTCCTTTTCGCCCCGGGAGAAAACCGCAGAAAGCCTCCAATCGCCATCAATCGCCGCGCGGCTTTCGGCCGCCGAGCGGCCTTCTCGGGCCGGATCGCCTCCGTCGCGGCGCGGTTACTGCGGTTTTCCTGCGGTTTTCTCATCTCAGCACCCACCCGGATCGGGGCTTGGTTCTGCCCGGGATCGTGTAAAAGAGCACCTGCTCCTGCTTGACCAGCGCCTCGGTGATCGAGCCGTAGATGGTGGGGTTCTGCGCCAGGTGACGGCGAAGCTTCCAGTCCGGCGTGGGGTAGTTCCTGTCCTGCCCGCTCTCCTGGCACTGGTGCAGGAAGCGCAGGGCCTTTTTGCAGAGCCCCTCGAATTCGGTCGTCGCCACGTAGTTTGCCGCCAGGTACAGCTGCCGCCGGGTCTGGTGCATCGCGAACGCGCTGGCCCACTCGATGGCCGGCAGATCGATGACCGGGTCCTCGTGGTTGGCGCTGCAGGCGTAGATCAGCGCCAGCTTCTTGGCGTTCTCGTGGGTGCGCGACCATGCGACACGGGCGACCTCGTCGTTGCGGGCGTGGGCCTGGTCGTACTCGTCCTCGGTCTGGCGTCGCAGAGAACTCACCGCCTCGGCGGCTTCGGGCGTGCAGGGCACGACGCGGGGTTCGGGGTGGACCTCCAGCAGATTGCTTCTCCGGCTGCCTGGCTGGTACTCGGCCCACCAGCGCGCCGTCTGGATGATCTCCTCGGGCAGGTTGCGGGCGCTGCCGGGCGTCTGGCCCTCACCGCGCTTGCCGATGTCCACGATGATCAGCCTGGCGAAGAAGCCGTTGGTCAGCATCCGCTGGCTGAGCGACTCGTAGAAGTACTGCGGCGTGGCCGTGCCGAAGAGCGTCAGGTGCGGCTGGTCGATGTGGCTCGCTTCCTTCTGGCCCGCCTTGACCCGCATCGGGTAGACGTCGTTGGCCGACGTGTAGAGCGTCAGCAGGATGTTGGGGATCGATTCACGCTTGTTCTCCCGGTCGAGGTTGATCTGCCGCAGGACGCCGTCCATCTCGTCGTTCTGGAACAGCATCGCCGGAGTACGTGCCAGAGCGTCCTGAATGCCCTCGCCGGAGGCGAACTTGTCGCCCAGGGCGGCGACGTGGCCGATCTCGAACAGCACCCGCGAGTTGACCTTGCGGGGAAAGTCCTTGCCGGTGCCGCTGGACGCCAGAGCCAACAGGTAGATGTTCGGCCGCAGGTCGCCTGCGTCGCAGACCTTCCGCCCGCAGAGATAGGATTGCAGCGCCATGGCCCCGCAGAACGCCAGGCCGACGTTCGGATAGGGCGCGTTGGCGAGCGTGAAGTCCATGACCTGCTCGACCAGGCCCGGCACGTGGAAGAGATGCTCGGGGATCGGGCCGGGGTCCGGAATGTCCGGCCGATGATCGCCGTTGTCGGCGTTGTCGGCCGCACCATGGCCGTTGTCCGACGGACATGCGCCGGGTGCGACGGACATTCGCTCGATGGCCGAGATGTCCGTGCCGGCGGTGTTGTCTGCCAGAGAATCTCCGCCGTAGCCAGACAGCCGCAGAGAACTGGCAGCCTGTGCCCAATCGCCGCCGTGGTTCAGCAGCGCGTACACCGCGAATGCCGAATAGGGCTGGCCGGGCTCGAAGGGCGAGGCGTTGGACGAGAAGACGAAGAACACCAGGCCGTTCTCGCACGCTTTCAGCGTGGCCGACGTGCCCGATTCCTTGCCGGGCCTGCGCCAGTACTCATTCTCGCCGCCCTTGACCCTCACCCAGCCGTGCTGCTGGAGCACAGCCCGCACATCTCCGCGACGGTTGAAATCATCACCGGGCCTGTCGGCATTCTCTGGCGGACAGCCGCCGATGTGCGGATTCTCTGCAGCACAATCGGGGTGTTCGACCGATGACGGCGCTCTCTGGCCGACAGCGGCATTGTGCAGCGAACAATCGCCGGGGTGGGCATTGTCCGAAGGACAACTGGACTGTGCGGCCGATGATGCGCTTCTCTGGCCGAGATCGGCGTTGTCCGACGGACAACCGCCGCTGTGGGCGGTCTCTGCGCACAGGCCGGCATTCTCTGCCGACGACGCGGCTGTCTGGCCGACATCGCCGCTGTGCGTCGGACCATCGACCACCGGCGGCAGATATTCGTTCAGTTCCCACGCCGCCTGGAGCAGAACGTCGCGCTCTTCCGCCGTCAAGACGGGCGGGTTGGCCAGATCGCCCTGGATCACCTCGTACCCGGCCGTCGGCGCGCACAGGAACAGCCCACCCTCGCCACGGGTCTCGATCAGCGTGACGATCTTGCCGTCTACGCGGCGCTGGGCCAGCTTCATGTTGCCCGAGACGGGCGTTTGACAGCAGTAGGCGGCGTGCCGGCCGTCGGACTGCGTGCGAGACAGGACCAGCCGCTCCAGTAGACCCGGCGCGGCGGTGCGGACCTTCTCGCACCATCGGTCGAACAGCTCGCCCCCGGCGTCGAAGTCAAGAATCTCCGCGTTGCGGGAGGCCTGTCCGCAGAGAATGCAGACGGCGTCGGGACTGTTCGCCATCCAGGCGGACAACTCGGCCTCACTCGGCAGTCTGGTCTGATACTGCTTCCACCGGCCCACAGCCGGGCGCTTCTCTGCCCGCCTGGCCGGCAGAACGCACAGGCCCGCCGACAGGTACCGGGCCGCCGCCTGCTGGATGTTGTCACTCGCCGCAATCAAAACGGCACCTCGTCTTCCGGCCACTGGTAGTCGGGCAGATCGCCGTCGTTCCGCTCATCGCAGCCGGCCAGACGCGGCGGGACCGGGCCGAGCTGGTAGTCCGTGATGCGGTCGAACTTCTCGCCGGTCACCGAGCGGACGGTGATGGCCCTGGTCTCGGCAACGCCGCCCGCTTCGCAGATATCCACGGCCTGCTCGGCCGAATCGGGCAGCGGCTCGTTGGACCGCGCCCGCCACCATGCCTCGAACTTGCCCCTGGCGTAGCCGGTGTGCTCGGGACAGACCCATTCGCTGTGGTAATCATTGAATCCACAGCGGTAATCGACCCGTACCGAGCGCGGATGGTCTTCCGGTGCGTCGCGCTTGTGGTGGACGCTGTAGTAGACCTCGGTGACCTCGTACTCGGTTTCGGTCACCTCGCCCGAGAGGATGCCCGCCGTCGTGGCCTGATGGTCATGTTGCTCGCGCTGGGGCGGCGGGAACTCGTGACCACACTCCGGGCAGACGCCGTAGGCGGCGTGAATGACAGCCTGGCACTCGGGGCACTCCTTCGCGGGCGCTTCGCCGTTGCCGGATGAGCGGTCCTTGATCTCCAGGGCGTCGACCGGGCCGTGACGCAGGATGTTGCCACCGAAGTCGAGCACCAGGCAGTCGATTTTCGACGGGTTCAAGCGGAAGCCGCGACCCACCATCTGGTAGTAAAGGCCCGGCGAGTTCGTCGGCCGCAGCAACGCCACGCAGTCGATGTTCGGCGCATCAAAGCCGGTGGTCAGCACGTTGACATTGACCAGGTACTTCAGGTTGCCGTCCTTGAACCGCTTGAGCGTCTCGGCTCGCTCAAAGGGCAGCGTCTCTCCGCAGACGAAACCGCACTCGTGGCCGCATTCGCCGAGAACGCGCTGGACGTGCAGGGCATGCTGCACACCGGCGGCGAAGATCAGTACCGAGTGCCGCTCACGGGTGTGCTCGACGATCTCCCGACATGCCGACCGCACCAGGGAGTCGTCATCCATCAGGGCCTCGACCTCGCCCGCGATGAACTCACCGCCCCGGATATGCAGCGCCGAGGTGTCCACCTTCCGCCGACCGGCCTTGGTCTTCAGCGGGCACAGGTAACCCTGCACGATCAACTCACGCACGCCCACCTCGTAGCAGACGTGGTTCAGCAGGTTCTCCGGCGCGCAGATCACTCCGGTGGTCATTCGGTACGGCGTCGCGGTCAACCCGATCAGCCGCACGTTGGGATTCACGACCTGCGCGTCGGCCAGGAAGGTGCGGTACATGCCTTCGCCGTCGGGCGGGAGCATGTGCGCCTCGTCGATCAGGATCAGGTCGAAGCGGTCCAGTTCGGCGGCGCGACGGTAGACGCTCTGAATCCCCGCGACGATGATCGGGTGATCGGTGTCGCGGCTCTTGAGGCCCGCCGAGTAGACGCCGATCCGGTTCCACAGGTCCGGGGCCATGGTGTGCAGCTTGTCCACGGCCTGCTCGAGCAGTTCCTTTACGTGCGCGAGGATCAACACCCGGCCATCCCACTGCGTCACCGCATCGCGGCAGATGGTCGCCATCACCGGCGTCTTTCCGCCCGCCGTCGGGATCACCACGCACGGGTGATCGTCCCGCTGGCGCAGGTGGTCGTAGACGGCGCTGACCGCATCGGCCTGGTACGGGCGCAGCGTGATCGCTGCTGGGGCCGTGGCGCACGCCGTCATTCATCCACCTCCCCCTCGGGCAGGTGCATGCCTTTCTGGCGGATGGAGTAGCACTCATCGCACAGCCAGACCATCTCGATCTCGTCGTGGAAGTAGAAGAGGTACGGGTCCGGGCCGTGCTTGCAACCCCGATGCTGTTTGCACCACTGGCATTTGCGGCATGTCCGCTCCAAGGTCCGCCAGGGCTCCATCACGTCGGTATCGTCGATGACTTCGAGATCAAGGTCGTTCATCACTCATCCCCCGCGATCATGGCGGCCGTGCGGGCGTACCCGGCGATGTCCACGAGGTTGTCGCGCTTGTGGCGGTGGGCCTGGCGGGCGAGCTTGACGGCGATCATGCACAGCGGCACGTCCATCGGGATGATCCGCTCGCCTTCGCGCAGCCTCGGCGCGAGGATGCCTGTCCACATCTGCGCCGTCCGCGCGAAGTCCTGCGACGGATGGCCGTAATCCTCCTGGCGATCGGACGCGGTGATGCGTTTGGCCTCGTCCAGAACCGGCTCGGGTTCCTCGTGGGCCTGCTCCCACCGGATGCGCAGCCGATGCAGATGGACCAGCGGGACCGGCGTGTTGGTCAGCGGCTGGAGGGTCTCGGCGTCAAGCACAGGCAGGGCCAGTTCCCGCGCCAGCAGGTACTCCAACTTCGCCCCGCGCGAGTCTTCCCAGCCGCCGAGCATGGCCACCGCATCGCAGCCGATCAGCAACTTCACGTCAGCGCGGAGATACTCCTCACGTGGAAGGTCCGTGCGACCGTCGAAGTTCTCCGCCGGATTCACTGGCTCCAAGCCCGCCTGGCGCACACGCTCGGCGGCCGCGTGGAAGGCCGGGAAGTTATATTCGGGCAGGCCGGTCATCGGCCCAGCGATGTAGATGCGTTTGGGACCGTCCATGGTCAGTTGTTCTCCTCAAGTCGCCCGCCGCAAAGCGGGCAGCGCCGCAGCGGCAGTTCATCCACCTGGACATCCAGTCGCCCCCCGGCGACCACGTCGCGTCTCCGCGTCAGCAACAGGTCGATCTGGCTGTCGTCCTCATAGATGCCCGCGTGTTCGAGCGCGTCGAGCACGGGCTTCTGGAGGTTGTCCAGGTCGCGCCGACGGCGGTCGGGCGGGAAGGCGTCCATTGCCAGAGCGATCCGCCCACCGGACGGGGGCTTGCGAGGCCCGCCGCCGCCCAGGAGGGCGCAGACGTTCCTGCGGAACGTCCGGCCCTCCCGGCTGATCAGCGTGCGCGGCCCGACCCGTCGCCAGTAGTGGTTGATGCTCGGGGGATATGGCAGGTTGAGCATCACCACGCCTACCACCTCGCTTCCCGGTTGCCCCAGTCGGAACTTTCCAGTTTCCAGAGCAGGACGATCAGGATGGCCAGAAGCGGCATCGCAGGCCCGTAGATTACCGAGAAGGTGATGGCCCAGATGCGGTCGTTGCGGGTCCACCGGCTGCCCATGGCCCGGTTGGACCAGCGGGCGAAGAGGTAACCGACGGGCGTGCTGAGCGCCCAGACGATGATCAGGATCAGAATGGTCGAGTTCATGGTTTGCTCCTTCGGTTATCGCTTCCAGGGCGGGGTGTTGTCGGTCATGGGGGCCTGGGGCTGCTGGCCGTTGGCCGCGTCCTTGCGGGCGTAGCCCTTGATCTCGTTGGTCAGTTCCCCGGTGTCGTCGCGCTTCTTGAGCTTGACGGTGATCACCAGCGGCAGGTTGTGCAGGTCCACGCTGTCGCGAGGCTGCAGGACGCCGACCGCCCGGCAGATCGCCGACAACTCGCCCCGGGCGATCTTGACGGCCGTGGCGTTGGGATTGTTGAGGTTCAGCCGCGCCCAGAGCACGCGGTTCTTGTACTCACCCTCCACGACGGTGAAGGTCAGTTGGAGGTAGCTGCCGGAGCCGCTCTTGGTGGGCTTCATCTCCGATTCGGTGATGGCGGCGAGGTATCGGCCCGCCGGCAGCGGCTCGAAAGTGGTGGCCGGTTCGACTTCGGTCGCGTTGAATCCGTTCAGGTTTGCCATTTCTTCAGTTCTCCTCACGAAGCAGGTTTATGGTCGTGTCGTAAGATCGAATGGCGTCGATCATCTTCTCGTAGGCCGCCTCTGCGACGCGTGCTCGGTCCGGATGCCTGTCGGTGTTCCAATGCACGAACGACGGAGGCGAACCCATCGACTCCTCCGCCCACAGAATGGCGTCGATCAGGGCGTCCATTCCGCTGACGATCTGGCCGGTGGCCGCCATCGCCAGCAGCGCCCGGGCGACGTTTTCGCCGACAGAGTAAATGTGTTGGTCTTCGTCTCTCTGGCTTACCGTGACCGTGATGTCGTCGATCTGGATCGTGATCATGGATCAGCCCTCCTTGCTGGCTGGGGTTTGTGTGTCGGTGCTCATGGCCTGCATCAGCGCTGACCACGAGAGGGGCAGTTCGGCCGGCAGGCTGTAGCGGTTCTTGGCCAGGATCACGCTCGTGCCCTCGGTCAGCAGGAGGCGACGGTCGTCCTGGCGATGGGCGTAGAGAACGGCGTCGGCCCATTCGATGAAGGGCGGCGCGATCCAGTGGGGAAGGTCCGGCGAGGCCAGGCGCTGGTCGTAGCCTTCGGGCGTGGTCATCTTCGTGTTGGCCGCGTGGGCCAGAAGGATGATCGCCACGCCCTTGTCGGCTACGGCGTTGAGCATCGGCAGAAGGTCGCGGTAGACGATGTTCTGCACGATTTCGCGGGCTTTGAAATATCCGCCGTGGGCGGTACCCAGCGTGTTGGTGATGTCGCCCTTGCTCTTGCCGTCCAGGTCCAGCACCACGTGCTCGACGATCCGCTGGACCATCCAGTCGATGGTGTCGATGGCCAGGGCCTGGGGTACGTCGGCCTTGTCCACGTCCGCCAGTTCGACCAGCCACTGGCGCATCTGCGGCCAGGTCTTCAGATATGGTGTGCGAACGAGTCCAGGGACGGCACCGGCACCATTCTCGCAGTCCAGCAGGACAGCATTGGCCGAAGCAGCGAAGGTGGTCTTTCCGATGCCTGGCGCGCCATAAGCGATCAGCTTCGGCGGCGATGGTGTGGTGGTCGAAATCAGTGAATTCATCAGTGTCATGTGTTTCTCCTGTGCTGAGATTCCAGTTCTGTCGTGCCTGCCGTACCGTGCCTTGCCCCGCCACATTCCGTCGGGCCTGGCCCCGCCTAGCCTGCCGTGGCTTGCCGGTTCTCGCCTCGCCAAGCATTGCCTCGTCACGTCTTGCCTGCCGTGTCGAACCAGGCCGCTCCGCGCCTTGCCACACCATCGCTCGCCTGCCGCGCCTTCCACGCCTCGCGCCGCCTCGCCATTCCCCGACAAGCCAGCCCAGCCACGCCTTACCGCGAGGGAGCGTGCTGTTTGCGCGCGGATCGCATCGCGGCGATGACCGAAGCGAGTTCGGAGAGCTGGCGGTAGGTGGTCTCGAAACGGACCATGTCGGCGTGGGCCTGCTTGAGCAGGGCCTCCCGCATGGTCTTGGATCGCATGACCTCGTCGAGGGTGCGATAGCCGCCGCCATCGTTCCGGCGGTCGTCGGTGAGCGAGACGTACACGCGGGTGGCCGCGTCGTTGGCCGGCCGGGTCTGCACGACGACCCGGATCAGTTCCCGTGCCTGCCAGAGGCGGTACTGCTCGGCCGCCTTCGTGTCGTTCCACTCGAAACGCTGGTGCAGTGCGGTCTCGGGATCGCGTGCGTACTCGACCACGTCGGCGGCGCGGAGCACGCCTCCGTGCTCTGAACGGATCTGCTCAAGCTCTGTTTTGTAATCCATCAGTGTCGCTCCTTCTGTCTTCATGGGTCTGCTTCCTTGCCTGCGGTGCTCTGCCTTGCCTGGCCACACGTTGACTGGCCACGCCTGCCATGCTTTGCCGCGTCAGGTCAGGTCACGCCTCGCCTAACCACGCCAGTCCTCGCCTGCCATGCCTCACTCATCGCCGAGCTTGAACAATCCCCAGCCCATGCCGCAGCTCTTGCGGCTGTCGGGCCGGCCCTCGCCGATGCCCACCTGCATGCCTGCTCGCAGCAGCAGGTTGGCCACGTCCATCAGCGTGAACTGATCGCCGTCGAAGCGAACGCGGACGACGGCCTCCCAGCCTTCGCGCCACATCGGGCGCGGACGCAGGTCGCAGACGCCCGACTCGTTGCGGACGGCCATCTCGGAGTACTCCGGCTCGCCCTTGGTGATCCGCACCAGCGGCGTGCCGTCGTCGGTGTCGAAGCCATCGGGTTCGATGAAGAGCGACAACTTGGCGTGTGTCATCCGGAACCCGCACATCCGGCACGCGCTGACGCAGGCGTTGCGGAACGCCGGGGCGGGGATGCCGCACCAGCCGTCGGCGCTGCGGTGCATGGCCCCCTCATAGGAGGCGGTGAAGTCCTTCGGCTCGCGCTTGGAGCCTTTCTTGGCGGTGCTGCCGGCCTCCTGCTTGGCTCGCATCTGCTCGCGGGCCTTCGCGCTGAACTTGTTCTGCACGTACGGCGCGACGCCGACGATGCGGAACTCGGCGACCTCGAACTTCGGGGGTGCAATCGTCAATGCTTCCTTCTTGCTCATCGTGAACGCTCCTTCGTGTGGCAAGGTCTGTGTGTGGGCCGCGTGCCACTTCGCGGCCAATGGCAGGCGCGGGAGTCGAACCCGCGTCCCGAGGCCTTTCTGCAAAGAGAGGCCCCGGTAGCCCGGCCCTGCCGGAGAGCGCCCGAGGGGTGGCCGTCGCGTTCGATGGACTCGCCACAAGCCGCTCGGGCGCAAGAGGTGCTCATGCGACCTCCAAGAGGCGGATTGCCTCGTAGCCCGTGGGCCAGTGGTCGTTCTCCCAGCAGTTGCGAAGCCGCCGGATGGCCGCTTCGTTCTCCCGCTGCGCGATGGCCAGCGTGTCCTCGCTGACCAGCCACACGCCGCAGCGGAACGGCTCCTTCTTCTCGGCGGCGATGAGATGAACCGGGACCAGAAGGCCGGCGAGGGGCTGGGCCAGAACGGCCCGGTAGAAGGCCATCTGCCGGTGGTAGCCGTAGCGGCGGGCGTCGGACTCGAACCACGTCAGGTCGTCGCAGGTCTTGAGGTCCACGATGCCGCGATGCGGATGCACCCAGTCGATGCGGATCTGGCACGGGGTGCCGCAATACTCGGCCCGGACGACGCCCTCGGATCGGCCGTAGAGCAGCAGGTCCACGGCCTCATCGTTCATAGCCACGCCGCTGGCCATCTGCTCGATAAGCTCGACCTGGTCGTGCGAAAGGACCGGCCTGCCCTGGGCGACGGCCCACTCGGCGAACGCCTTTGTCGCCGCGCCGTAAGGCTTACCGGTCTTGGGGTTGATCGGACCGCCAAGGGCGAAGGCGGTCTCGTAGGCGTCACGGCCTTCGAGGATACGGACGTGCGCCGCACGCCCGAGCAGGTACGCCGGCGAGTCCGTATCCTCGATCAGGCCGAGGGTCTTCTTGCGGTGCAGCCACGGGCACTTGATGAAGTCCAGCAACTGATGGCTGCTGAGGAAGCGGTCCGCCTGCGCGTGATACTGATCGGCGGGTTCGACTTCCAGAATGCTGAGGTCAATGTTCAGGTCCATGCGTGTCCTCGTGTCCTTGCTGTCCGCCCCGGCCCCCGAAGGCCCGGCGTCCGTGCCCGGCCTTCGGGGGGAAGCAGTTCGTTGTGTGCTTACTGGTTACCTATGCCGTGGGCGGACGGGCTGCCCGGTCAGTCGGGACGGAGGCCCGCTTTTTCGAATTGGGTGCGGGCGCGGGATACGGCGTTGTCGATCTGCCGACGGGAGACGCCGAAGGCCCTGGAGGCGCTGGCGACGCCGTGCTCGGCCACGTGGGTCAGAATCTCCTGGTCCCTGGGGTCCAGGTTGCCCATCGCGTGGTCGACGGCCTCGCGCAGTTCGAAACGCTCGGTTTCGGGCAAGGTGTAGTACCGGGACAGGCGACGGCCGTCTTCGTCGACGAGGATGACCCCGAGGGCGGTGATATCGCCGTCGCACTCGACACGGGTGCGTTCCAGCGACAGCGCCTTGAACGAATCCCGGCGCTTCTCGCGGCTGCGGTAGCGGAGTTGCATCGCCACCCAGGTCCGCAGAATCCGGGTGACGAAGGCCTCAAGGGTGCCCCGCTCGGGGTCGAAGAGGTGCGCCTTCTCCAGCAGGTACACGCGCATGTCCTGCTGCAGGTCCTCGTAATCCGACCAGGAGAAGTCGGATCGCCGGCACAACTGGCGGGCCTTGACGCGGATGAAGGTGACGGTGAACGGGTCCGAAACGACGTTGTGGCTCTCGGCCATGATTCCTCAAGGCCGGTCCACTGGCTCCTGGACCCGTCAGCAGCCGCACGGTCAAAGGTCTGTGCCGCGACAACATGCCGCGAGGATTCACAGGTGCGGTCGTGACTGGCCCAGTACTGAGCTGGCCGGCCTCGACCGAGGCCCGTGGTGTCGCGGTTGGCGCAAAAAGAAGCGGGCCGACAGCCCGCGTATGTGCCACTCAAGTTGTTGATGCGGAGGGACTAACGTCTTTCGAGGAATTTCTTCTGCCTGTCGCGGGGTTGCGACGCGACAGTCCTTGAGACAGAGGCGGAGTCCATTTCGGCGCGCAGTGCCTCTGCACCTCCGGCCCGAGTCACTGCCCCCTGGACCTTGTCCTTGGTGATCGGCCGACCCAACTGCTCCGTCAGCGCGTCTGCTGCCTTGCGGACCGACCCGAAGGTCTTCCAGGCGGCAACAAGGACATCATCTTCCAACTGCCCCTTCATCTCGGCCTTCACCTGCTGACGCAGTACCCGCTTCCCGTTGGTATCGAGCGAGATGGCGGTCGTTTCGCTTGCCAGACGATCAGCGGTCTCGACGGCGTCGACCATCGCCATGACATCCAGCCCGAGTTGCCCGTCGTCCCACGTCATCACCTCGGCCAGTGAGATCATCGGCGGAACCGCCCCGGACCAGACTCGCTCATCAGGCACATGGCTCGGAAGCAGGACGATGGCGCATCCGCCCGCGCCGACGTGAGCCGCGACGGCGGAAGCGTCGTCGTCCTGCATCCGGCGGGCGAAGACCACCTCGCGCGTGGTGCCGTTGCCGGGCGGCCACGGCGTCCGCCCCAGCCGCCAGAAGCGATTCGCCACGACCTCCTTGGGCTTGCCCTTGAGCCCCAGCAGACCGGCGACCGCAACGGCCAGGCCGACCGGATCGATCTGCCAGCGCTCGCACATCTCCGGCTCGACCTCGACGAGCATCGACTCCGGGCAGGAGATATAGAAACGCTCATCGACCACCGTCACCGGCTCGACGTGCCCCTCATCACAGTTCGGGCACGTGGCGTACATGCCGCCGGCAGAGCGGCGAAGGATGCCCAGCCGTTGAAGGTCGTCCAGCGATCCGGGAGGCCAGACCGCCGCAGCGGCGCGGTCGAAGCTGCGGTCGACGTCGTCTGCCGCCGCGAGCAGCATCCGCAGGAGGTCATTTCTCGTCATCGCCGGTCACATCCCAAAGCTTCAGGCACCGCTCACCGACCTCCCGCTTGTCATCGGGCAAGCTCTTCAGGTCGCAGGAACTGGGCACGCCAACGGTAAATGTCATGGTCGGCGCGCGGCCCGGCCCATCGTGCTGGAACGTCACGCGGAACGTGACCTTCAGCACGCGGGTGCTCTCGCGGGGCAGATGCTTGCTGCTCAGCCACCGCTCTATCTTGCGGTAGATGTCGTTGGGCGGGCCCTTCTTGCTGGCCTTGATCTCCACCGATGCGTCGCTGCCCATGGGCGAAAGGGTCATGGCCGTGATCCGCGCCTCGGTGACCCGATCGCGGGGATCGGTTGCCAGCGGGTAGTCCGTCCGCAGCAGGTGGTCAAGCCTGTAGGAGGGGCGAAGCGGGTCGGCCGGGCCGATCTCCACGCCCAGCACCGCTTGGCAGAAGGCGACCTCCAGCGGCTCGCGGACCTTCTTGCCGCCCGGCGCATAGGACTCCATCGTGCCCTCGGCGCTGTTGTAGACGAACACGTTTTCAAAGGCATACCGGCCTGACCGCATCGTTGGCTGGCCGTTGCCGTCGAACACGACATGCTTGCCGGGGTAGTCGTCCAGGTAGGCGAAGAAATACTCCGCGCCACCGCTGCGTGCGTAGTGGGCGACCTTGCAGAACCGGCCGCGCATCTGCAATGGCCCGTAGTAGTCGGTCAGGGCCCTGGCCAGCCGGTTCGGGAGCGCCTCGTCCACCGTGAGGGGCTGTATGGGCAGGCCGTTACGCTTCTCCCAGTAGCGCCCGGCCGCCAGAGCGTCGGCGCGGGCGAACATGGCTGCGTCGTTGAAGAGCTCGGGGACGTTGAGGTAAGCCCACATCGCTTTGTCCGCTTCGCCGCCCTGAGCCTCGAACCCGGCGGCGAGCGCAGGCCGTCGCTGGCGGACCAGTTCCACCAGCGCCGCCACGCCCCGGTGGTCGGCCAACTCGTGGATGTCGCGAAGCAGGATCTGCACCTCAAGCTGCTTCGCCTCGTCCAGCTGCTGCCAGGCCTCAAAAACCGGCTCGATCTTGTACTCGGTCAACTCCTCCCAGGGCACCTCCATCAGTTCCCCGCGGCGCGTGAAGAACTCCCGCAGCAGCGGATTGGCGATGTGCTTGAGAACCTTCCTTGGATCAAACGGCTTTGGCATTGCGGTACTGCTCCTTCACTGTAAGCTAAACAGTGAACAATAAATACGAAAAGAGGGAACGACAGGCCCTCTTAAAACAACCGGGGTTGCGCCTGGCGGACGAGCAGATCCATCTGCGCCAGGCGGATTCGCATGGCCTGTGCCGAGACCTCGAACTTCTCGGCCAGGGGCTTGCAGAACTTCTCCATAGCCATCTCTTCGTTGGCCTTCGGGTCGGTGTGATAAGCGCTGACCTCCAACTGGGAAACGGACACTGGTGCCTGGCTGCCGCGCCACTGGCACCAGGCGTCAAAGACCATCTGACGCGGCATCAGCACGGCAGCGGCAAAGGCGTTGGCCTGAATCTCTTCAGGCGGGCTATCGCTCGATCGCTGGACAAACGCAGGCCCGCCGCCGGACTCAAAGAGCGATCTGGCCGAAGGGTCCTGCATCAGATGCCTGCGGTGAAGCTGCCAGTGGCCCACCTCGTGTGCCAGCGTGAAGCGGTACCTTCCAAGCAGCCTTGGCTCGGCGCTTGGGTCCAGCGACTGGTCCACCTTGATGAGGCCCTCGCCGAACCAGATTCCGCCCAGCACGTCGGGGTGGCCAAGCTCTGTCTTGAGCTCGGAGATCTCAAAGGTCAGGCCCAGGTGCAGCTCGAGGATATCCTCGATCGGCACCGGCGGGGCGGTAATCGCCCCGTGCTCCTGGGCCCACTGGGCCAGCAGAAGCTGGGCCTCATCCTCAATATGCTTGGCTGGCACAAAGGGAACCTTGTGCCGCCGGAAGGCGACACGACGCTTCATTCTTCCTTGCCCTCGTCCTTCTGCTGGTCGCGGATCTGCTCGGTGAGCTTGCGCAGTTGCTCGGCCGTCAACCCCTTCGCCGCGCGGAGCAGTTCGGGCATCGCCTGCGGCTCGTTCTTGATGATGTCGCTCACGTCCTGGGGAATCCTCCCGGCCACGGCAATCCACTCGTCGGCGTTCTGGCCCAGCAGTTCCGCCATCGTGCGGACGCGCTCGGCCGTGGGGGGGCGCTCGATCTTGGCCTGCTCGATCTGAGAGAGGTACGTCGGGCTCATGTCAGCCATCTCCGCGAACTTGCGCAGGCTGTGCCCTTTGGCGACGCGTGTCGCTCGAAGCAGATCGCCGAAGGTTTTTCGCGGGTCAGGCATGCTCGATTTCCTGTCCAGAAGCCACGTTCACTGTTTACTGTACATACAAGACGTTAGCGTGTCAAGCACGCCTTGGGCAGAAAACAGCAAAGAAGGTGTGAGGTTCTCTCCGCGCGAGAGCCAAGCGTGATTCTTCGGATCGTGCCCCCGTCTCCACCATTCTGCGTCGTGAGCTGGCTCGGACAGACAGCACCGGCGGCCCGGTCCTCACTGAGGGAGGGAGTTAGTGGTCTTGGACGACATCACCGAAGAGCATCGCAGCCAGTTCTCGGATCGAAGGGTCCGCACGGAGCTTCTGGAGAGCTCTACGCTCTGCGTGCCACACGGCCCGGTGAGTGATTGGGTGCCCGCGTGCAGTCAGAATCCGGGCGACCTCCTGGAGCGTTCGCACAGGATGAGGATTGTCCTTGCCGTCCATCGAATGCATTGTAGCCGCATGAGCATCCGCAGGACAAGGGACTGATCTACGATGGCGCAGTCCCTGCGTTAGGTCTTGTGCGGCGACATTTTCGTGCTACATTATCCGCAGTAGCCGAAAAAGGACCTCGCCATGAACCTTATCATCCAGCCGGGCTGTCTCTCGCGTCTCGGGGACTTTCTCTGCAGCCATCTTCACGACGAGAGATGGCGGCACTTTCGTGCGGGCGTGGCCTTCATGAAGTACTCCGGAGTTCGCCATCTCGCTCCGGCTCTGTCGCAGTTTGTAACGAGAGGGGGCAGGGCACGGATCTCCGTCGGAGTCGATTTCGGCGGCACCACTGCCGAGGGGCTGAAGGGCTTGCTCGACTGCGTGGGGTCCAATAACGAGGTGTGGGTATATCACAACGAGGGCAGCTCCACGTT